CTCAAGCACACCTGTACTCTGTTGACCATTGTAAAGGACAGCCTTATTAAACCAAGCATTGTCAGTTTCTATCTTGCGGTTGTCATCAGACACACCATCTGGATCAGAGAAGTATCTATATGCCTTGGTGTAATCCTGAACAGATTGTAGGATTTCATCCTGATACTGATAGGCAAATGGATACTCGATGATGTAAGGTTCTATGTTTCCATAGAAGTAGTTATACACCACTGGGTTCTTCAAGTGCCTCCAGATACAAGCTGTTGATATTTGGTTATACGTGGTAGCTGCTAAACTTACAGGATTAACTGTAGTGACAGGGAAGTTTTTCTTGCTTTTGCACTTACCTGTAGATTCTACAGTGATGACATTAACAGCATCATCCACAACATAGCTCACCCCAGAAATCAAGTCCTCCTTGGAAACACCCGTTGCTAGAGTGTTTCCAAGTTGGTCAATGATTGTAAAGGGTCCCGCTGTGGGTCCTGAGCTAGTTAATTTTATGATGATTGTCTTAGCCATTCTTATTTATTTTAACAAGCGGTAGTTCCGTCAACAGAAATGTATGCAGTTTGTGGACCAGACACTAATACAGAGTAGTTGTACGTACAGCCAAATCCACCAGGTCCTGAAGGACAAACAGATGTGCTTCCTGCAATTGCCTGACTGTTTGAGTCAGTAAACGAAATGCTATCTCCTGCAGTGATTCCACTTATTGTAAACATATAATTACAAGATGATGTTGCTATAGCACCAGCGTTGAAGTTTGGTCCTGAGTTTATACTAAATTGTAAATCACCAGGAGATGCAGCATTTATATATTTTGCATAAACAAATAGCTCAGTAGGTGGTGTAGTACTAGACGTGGTTGTTGTGGTACTAGACGTAGATGTTGTGCTTGATGTGGTGGTAGTAGTTGTAACCACTGTAACATCTATGTAGTTTACACAAGTGCCCGTAGACTTTATTCTTATGGTTGCTGTACCATTAGGAACAAGTGCAGATGAATAACCTGATACAAGTGCAGCTTTAGACACACCTGTTTCAAATGCTGAAACATAACCATCCACATTCGAGTAGAGGTTGAAAGGACCTGTGTCTGTCCCAGCTGTTGTTAATGTTATTAATACTGTCATTTTATATGATATTTAAAAGTTATGGTAGTGATGGTTCTCCTTCAACAGCTGTTCCAGCAAGTGAACAATCAGGTGCAGCTGTGGTGGTTGTTGTGGTTGTAGATGTGCTGCTAGTTGTAGATGTTGTTGTGGTTGGTGATGTACAAGAACCAAGTTGTGTTATGTTTCCTGATCCTCCTGTCTGAGAAACACTACCTGTCTGAGCACAAATAACTATTGCGGTTGTTACTGTAGCGGAATTTGGTGTACCATCACACTCTAACCATTCAACATCTATTGATGGGGCACCTTCTATGTTGTAATTATTACAAGTAATAGGTGCTGCAGTAGTGGTAGTAGTTGTTGTACTACTAGTAGACGTAGTGCTAGTGCTACTAGTTGATGTAGTAGTGGTGCTACTAGAACTTGTAGTAGTGGTAGTTGGTGGTGGTGTACCTGTTGTTGTTGTTGTAGTTGTACTACTACTAGAAGTAGTGGTAGTGGTTACAGGTATAGCTGTAGTTGTAGTGGTTGTTGTAGATGATGTACTAGTGGTTGTTGTACTAGTAGAGCTAGTAGTTGTAGACGTTGTACTACTAGTTGTACTGGTTGTAGATGTTGTGCTGGTTGTACTAGTAGTTGTGCTACTTGTAGAAGTTGTTGTGGTTGTACAACTAGTGATGTATACAATCTCTCCGTCTACCACTTCAAACACTACATTAAGCGATTGAGAAGCTCCTGTGAAATACCAACCATCAGGGATTGTTGTACAATCAGTTGTACCATTGGTTACAAACACTTTAGATCCAACATACAGTCCTTGGTATTCGATAGTGAGGAATGTAGGTACAACGTTTACATATTCTTCCCCAAATGTATTCAGGTAGGCAACAGCATTACATGCATCTGATTGACTTCCTGTAGAATCTACATTGCTAGGAGGAGAGATGATGTTGTATCCTGTAAAGAACACATCTTCTATCAAACCTTCAGGTCTTTCGCAAGGAGGTATTGGTGGTGGTACTGTCACTACAGCTGTTCCTGATATGGTACAGTTTGTTTCTCTAACAGTTCCTACAAGATTACAATTCAATGTAGTGGTTGTAGTGGTGGTAGAGCTTGTAGAAGTGGTAGATGTACTAGAAGTGGTGGTGGTGGTTGGAATAGGTCCAGGAACACCAACAATCACATCAAAGTCATCACAACATCCATTAAGACCAGAGTAGAAGAAGTTGTTCTCACCAATATACCAGTTAGGAATGTAGCTATGGAAGCTTATCCAGCTCTTAGTATTGAAGTTGAAAGACACTGTCCAGCTCTTGTTGCAGAAGTATTTCTCATCTGTCAAATAAACTCTCTCACGAACAACACTGTAGATGAGATCTTCTGAAGGCATTCTATATTGAGTTTCAATATAAAACTCTCTCTTTACAGCATCGTATTTAACATCCTTGCTCTTTGGAACATAGTCAAGCTTAGTGATGAGCACCCTGTCATACTTACTATCAAACACACCATGCAGACCAATTCCTGTGAAGTGGTTATCTGTAGGCACCTCTGGGAAGTAACGCAGGATTTCAAATGCCAGATGGTCTGTAAAGAACCTATTAAGTCCTGAACCAAACCCTGACAGGTCTACAGCCTGTGTACCAGAGATTAAGAACACCTGACCACGTTTAGCATCCACAGACACTTGTCCTTGTGGAATCTTCAGCAACATCTTGTTTTGGGTTCCTACATATCCCAAATCAGTTTCTGCGAAGTCAATCGGAGGAGCTGATCTAAAGAACTGAGGATTACCCACATACGCTGCCTGAGGGTTACTTGTATCTATCGTAAGGAGGTTGTTGTACAGAAGCGTCTTGTTCTCAAAACGAGCAAGCACTGCCTTGTTCTGAATTCCATCTAGGGATATAAGATTTCCATAGTTCTGTGGGAAGTCATAATAAGATATGGCTCTGTAAATCAACCAGCTATTCACCCTGTTATCAGAGTCGATATTCTGAGAATCAGAATAGATAGCTCTGAAAGGGTAGTATGTGAAGCAAGGTTTACCCCAGTCGATAGGTAGATTTGTAAATGTGTTTTCTCTATTCTGCTTAGAATATGTGACATTGTAGTAGTATGTATTATCCTGAACAATAGGAACATAACTTTGCTGCACCCAGTCATCAGGAATTCCTGTACTCACGTGAGGCCAGAAGTCTCCTTCTCTATTGTTGAAAGCTTGACGTAGGTCTACGTTGTAAGAGCTCTCACAATAGAAATTAGGAATACCGTATGCAAACAAATAGAAATATCCGTCGTAGAAAGTTCTTCCAGGATTGCTATCCTTAGGCTGTCCAGGAGCTACAAACTGACTGTTTGGACAATCAAAGTTGTGAGCCTTGTATGAAATAATGTTTGACAATACACCCACACCTGTGATGCTGTAGTCTCTAAGAATAGAACGTGCTGAATGCCAGTATTTTGGATAGGCTATGTTACCTATCTCATCATAGAATATATCACTGTCATCAGGAGCATTCACACGGTTGTCAATAAAGAATGGAAGCTTGGTCTTGAATGCAAACCTGCTGATGAATGTATCACCACCAAACACTGTTTGTATGTCGGGAGTGGTATCATCCACAAGCACTTGGAAACCAGTGTCCACCGTGCTATAAGAATAGATTTGTCCGTATTGATTAACAAATACATTCTTAAGAGATGCGTAATAAGAAACAACAGACATGTCTTCTTCCTTAGCAGGAGCTTGACATTTGCTTCTTTCTGATATAGTGAATCTTGATATGTCTGTAACTATTGGGCTTCCTGCAGACAACATGTTAGGACTTTGGTCTGGGAAAGGAAGCGCTGTCTTGTTAAGATCGGTTCTCAGGTAGACAGATGATTCTCTCTGGAAGTTGTTGATGTTGTATAGATCACCAACGTTCTGCACTCCAGGAATCAAATATCTAGCGATGTCAAGAGTTCTTTGCTTAATCCCTTGATTATCAGGAACTCCCACTCCATAGTTATAATCACCTATAGAGTTGAAAGAGTAGGCATAGTTCTTCCTCGTGATACCATTCACATAGATGGTTAAATACGCCTGATATGCTGTGAACATAGCAGTGGCATTAAACGGTGTGGTTACATCACCTAGTTCTTCAGCACTTTCAAGAGCATCACGCTGAGCTTCTTCTGTTAAGAGTTTATACTTGGCGTTATCTCTCACCTCAACAAAGTGACCCTTACCTCTACCAAACATTACACTCTCAAGCTTCAGAACACCACCTAAGAATGGCTGTCCAAAAGAAGTTTCAGGAGAGTTGAATATCTGTCTGTACTTCTCTGTAAATCCAGGTTGAGGAGTTTCAGCTTTACAATTAGCTCCTGTCACTAATGTAGGTCCAGTGAAACATATTTCACCAGGGCCTTCAATCTGTACAGGACCACCTGTGCCAGGAACTACATATAATGTATACACTGGAGAAGTGGGCCATCCATTTATCCATTGTGTAGTGATGCCTGTATAGATGTCATTCCATTCAATTCTACCACCTCTGGCAAATGCAAAAGGGCTAGGATTACAAACCTGAGCTGTCCACACTTCATATGTAGAAAGTCCCACCCTTCCTGTTGCAGGACCAAGGATTCTAGGTTTGCCAATTGAACAAAGTGGATATTGATCTATTGCAAAGTATTTCTTCTTTGTTGCTTTGTTTGTGTTACAATCAGTGTATTCCACCTCAGCAAAAGAAGGTCCACCTGCAGGGTCTACAACAAGTGTATCTATAAATACAGTGTACCCATCACAGATTTGTGAATAGGCATTGTTTGCTGTATTGAGGAATGGATCTGAGTTAAGATCGTTGTATGGGTAGTTAGGGTAGTAGTAAGTTTCTTCTTCCCTCTCATATGTGTTTACGTTCCTAAGGATGCCTTTAGCAACAATAGATTTGTTTGTACCACGATCAGCACGGATGATTTTGAATGCTACAATATCATCTTTTTGCTCTGGTGTAAGGTTGGATGTCTGAATGAGTGAGCTCACTAGTTGTACATCAATCTGTACACCAATAGGGAACACAGCATCATTACCCATCACCATACCTGAAGGTCCTGTAAATATCTTAGATTCGTAAGCAGGACTTACATTTATATCAGGGAACTTGTGGTGTCTGATAGGTTGGCCAGCAAGATCGCCCCATACATCTTTGTTACATGGGTAGGTGTCAGCTGATTCCCAATAACCAAACTCACCATATTGATAAGCACCTCTGTAGTCAGGAGCTGGAGAATATCCAGGACTTGTACCAAGTACAGATCCTGTATTGTAGATTTTCCAATACGGGCTATATCCCACTCCCCCAGATGTGTAATCAGGAATGCCTATAAAGTCTGGGTTGGTGTCTGGTACATCGGGTTGCAGGTTCTCTGCAGGACCTTTGATTCTACCAGGAATATGAAACCCATCAGTTTGTTTACCGTTCTTAAGTAAGAACACTATCTCAAAAGCATACACTTCATCTCTCAGATAACCTCTGAGGTTAGTGGCATTCAATTCATCTGCATAGTTTTGGTCAGCAGGAATTCTCCAGCTTTCCCATAACAGAGGAATTTGACTAGCAATGCTTTGGTAGTTGATACGATCAATAGATGTAAGGTTGTCCCATATCAAGACATCCTGTGCAACAGTGAGATCTTGTGCAATGTCGTAATAAGGGAACTTCTCGAATATATCATTGATGGTTAGTCTGATTTGTGTAACGTTCTGACCAGTGTATGTGATTTCCTTCTGAACAGCATCAATGTAATAAGTGCCAACCAACTCAACAGAAGTGATGTCATTCACTGTCTTAATCACTGCTAGGTTGAAATACTGATACAATCCAGTGTCCTCAAGGTTACTTATATTGAGGATGATGGACTTTCCAACAGCATAGTTGAAGTTCACTGATGTAATGAACTTATCAGCAATAGGTGTTGGGTTGGTAACAGAATAATAGGAAGTGTAGGGATTACCCTGAGCGTCAGAATACTGAATAGCAAACTGGTATGTACCAGCAATCAGGTTTCCTGTGCTAGCAACATCAGTTACCTCCAGTTGAGGGATGTTAAAGTTGGGTTGAAGTTTGAGCTGGTTACAATCCAGATCATCTGTATATTTCGGATCGCAGAAAGGAGTTCCAGATTTTAGAACTTTTGGAATGTTGTCAATGTCCAAATATCTCCTAGGATTGAATCCATCTGTCCAATAAATCTCTGTGGTGCAATTAGTTATCTTATGCGCCACCTTGTGGATGGGATAGTTGGTACTAAAGTTGAGGCAAGGAGCATTTACAACCACACGATAAATACAGTCGTTGTTCTCCATATATCCAATCTGACTATCTCCTGTATCAGGATTGGTGATGAAGAATATATGTTTGCTCTTCTCTTGGATGAAGTGGTTACCTATAAGCACAAAGCCAGAAGGGAACGTAACACAAAGTTCGTTCCCAGGCTCATTCTGATAGTTTACAGAATTAGCATCATAATTCTCAACAGCAGCATTTAATGCATACGTTAATTTCCCCTTCGCAATTTGGTTAGGGGTTTGGTCCATGTTAAGACCTGTGGTAGCATTGTTATACTCCTGTCTAATATTGCCTTGTTCCTGTTCAGCCATTACTGTTAGTTATTACGTCTCCAACCATATCTATTGGTACGATTGGGGAGTTCATACATATTAAATCTGTTAAGGTCGTTCTTAATCCTACGTTGCTTAGTCCAAGGATCTTGCTTCTTGATCTCAATATCAGCCATGATAAATGCCTCATCAGCCTGTTGTTTGTAGAACGCAAGCTTGGTCTGAAGCTGGTTGAACGTCTCATCGTTAGTTTGGTTAGTGAGGGTCTCAATCACTTTGTATTTGATGAAAGCCTCAATAAACTCTCTGATACGATAGTTGTCAGGAATCAGCTGATTTCCACCAGCGTCATACTCTGTAGCGTAGAAAAGAAGATGCACCACGCCATTACGGAAGTTGGTGACAAACTTATTGTCTCTAATGTCAAATGAGTCATACCAAGAGGAACCAGGAGTGAACTCATTAATAGGAGGTGCCTGTGCATAAAACTCCCAGTTGTTGGTATAGTCTACACCACAGTTACCTTGTGCGGATATATTACCAGGTTTTAGTAAGTATTCTCTTTGATAGAGAACAGGAGCCTGGTTGTTAGTCTTGTATACTGTCTGAACCAATTCAGGCATACAAGATCCATCACATCCTACATTACCACAACAAGGACTAGGGATGGCACAATCTGTGGTGATAGGGCTCACCTGAATTGTTGTAGATGTAGCAGCTTGTGAGTAGAATGAATTAGCTTGCTGATAAGGGAAACCATTTACAGCTGTGCACAACCATGCTTCACGAACAGCAAAGAAGTTGTCTGGAAGTCTAGCCTGATAGTCATTAATGTGTAGGATTTCCTGAGAAATCACATATGTGGTTCTACCCAGCTTCCTTAGACACTTATCCAAGTAGGTGGGGAACATCAAATCATCAACTGCTCCTGTATCAAAATAGCTTTTGAATTCCTCCTTTACAGTGGAATACACAGGCTCAGGGCTGATGAAATTATATTTGTAATAGTATGACATCTATTTTACTTTTTCCATTCGTGATAGAGATGCTGATATTTATCATCAGCGTTTATGTAATGTGAAAGAAGCCTAGACGTGTTTCTGGAAGGTTTAAAATACCACAGCTGAGAATGTTTGAATCTAGCTGTTGTCTTGAACCACATCCATCCAAAGAAGAAGCCTTCTGTGTGAAAGTTAAAGTTGTAGATGCGCTTGCCTTTCTCCCTTGTCTTTTTCCAATCAATAGGAAGGTTTACAAACTCTTTCCCATCAACTCCTTTTATCTTCCTGCGCTTTTTCTTGTTTATAGCAAACTCACCAAAACCAAAAGGTAGCTTTGCTCGTTCTCCTGTCTCAAGGATGTATTCTTTGAAAGCATCATTAAATGAATAGATGATGTTTCTCCATTGATCGAAAGTGAGTTTGATGGACGGATGTTTCTTACAGAAACTGTTGTAGTTTTCTTTGCTGGCGCTTCTCCAGTCTATCTTTATTCTCATGTCTATCTCAAGTTTGGAGCGTTAGGTGCTTGACCATCAACTCCATCACTTGTGATGTCTGTCTTCAATTTGAAATACGTAGAGAGAAGCTTCTGAGAAGTGAGTTCCAACACCTGCTTTTCCAGGTAGCCAGGAACAGGGGATTCTTTGTCTAATGGATTTACACACAGTTGTTCTGGTGTATAGTCTGGAGTGCCACATCCACATTCTGGATACATTATCTCATTTGGAACATCTTCCTCGAAAAGAGCAACAAATCTGATTGCTTTTAGGAGTGGATTGTTCACATACAGATACCCATTAGAAATCCAGTAGTATTCTTCCTTCTTAATGATTGGAAGCTTGAGCAAGTTTACGTATCGGTTGATGGTTATTTCCTTAAGTTTCTTTCCCTGACCACTCATGGCGTTAATTGAATAAACACCCTGAATGACATATTGATAATTACCCTCTGTAATCCTAGGAAGCTTGAACTTTGTTCTAGCCACTGTACAAGGATCAGCATAATCACAACACTCAGAAATAGGAACTTCCACCATCTCCAAGCAGGGAATGGTGGTAAAAACTGTATCGGTTGCCCATAACTTCCTCAGATTAGTCTCACGCTTTATCAGGAGGAAGGCATTGTTCTTAATTTCAGACATGACAGCTCTATCCGTGATCAAGTTGTCCGTGGAGAGCAACTTGTGCATAGAGCGTACATCTGAAACTAACTTCCTAAAAGTTGACATTATAAATACTGTTTGAATATATTCGTTATTCCGTCTTGTAAATCTATCAAGAACCCAGTCACCTCACCTTTAGTGATGGTGTATCCATTCTTATCATCCCAGCCACTTTTGGCTGTAGAGAATGCAGGGAGCTGATAGAACTTAATACCATTGAAATCAAGACTCATTTCATGGTGTTTATCACCTGTAAATATGTAGAAATTCTCATGATCTGACCACTCACTTTTAAATTCCATAGGGAATAAACCAGCAAGCTTTGCAGGCTTCAGAGCATCTCCATGATTGAACATTAATGCTGAGGTGCCATAGCTTACATACTTCCTATATCTTGGAGAGATGTCAAAGAACACACGCTCCTCGTTTCTGAAGTAGGTTTGTAACCAACTGGCTAAATGCCATCCTACATATTCATCATGATTACCAGCTACAAATATAACATCCACATTTTCTCCTTTCTGAAGGAGCAGGTTTATCACGCTCACCTCATGATCACATATTGCCTGAAAAGCATCGTGGTATGAAAGGATGTTTTGTTGGGGAGTTCCCTTTGTAGTTGTGTTAGTGAATTCACTATTGAACTCATCAGAACCAATGATGTATTTGATGTCTGTGAGATTGTTAGATAGAGAAGATTGATTTAGGATTATTTCCACCCTCTGGATGAAATCACCAAAGCGTTGGTCTATATCGTTCTCTCCTCCTATGTCTAGCTTGTTTAAATGGGAATCCTGTTTGTTAATGATTAGGCAAGCATCTTTCTTACCTTTCTCATATTTGGGAGCCATTATTTCTGGAGATGCTGGTTGATAGGTTTCTAGGAAGGATACAAAGCTGTCCTGAAACACTTGCTCATCTTTCTTCTTACCCAACCAAGCTTTCACCTGCCAGTGAGGCTGGTTACCATTACCCCAGTAGTTCTGTACGTATTTAGTTATCTCCCACTTCTCTGTGTCAATATTGCACTTCTCGATTAACTCATCTAAGCTTTTGATTTCATCTTTAGAGTTGAACACCACCTCACCTGTTCCCTTCTGCACATCCTCCAAAAACCTTACCACATGGTCTTCTAGCTCTCCAATATAGTTTGAAATCTCAGCGTCATTCTGTATTTCTTCTGATCCTTTCAACTCCCTCAGTAACTCATCCACCTCATTTTCTGTGATGTTTAGTTTGTCTGCATAGAACTTTTTGCTCTTTTTCCAGTGAAGCATTTGCTCCAGCTGTTGCAGAAGAGATTGATTTTCAGGCATTTGCAACTTTTTATAATTAAAATTGCCCTAAAGGTACGAAGGTTTTTTGATATTTTCCAAATTATTTTAACCTTTCCCGTTATCCATTCTAACCAAGTTGGTTATAAATAAAAAACTCCCCAGGGTAGAAACCCTAGGGAGAAGCTCTGAAAACCAACAAACAGAGCTTTTTTATTACTTTACCCTACAGTTGTTGTAGTGGTTGTTGTAGGACATGCCCCAAGATTAGCTGATGACACACCTGGTACAGGAGGCACAACTAATGTTCCTGCGCAAGCACATACATAGATGATGCTAGGACCCGCTACAGAAGTGTTTACAAGAGTTCCTCCACACTGGTAGTAGGATATACTAACAGGTGACAACGTTGAATTAGTCACAGAATAGAACAAACAAGAAGGACAAGCGATGGTTGTTGTGGTTGTTGTTGTCGAACTTGTAGAAGTAGATGTTGTTGTAGTGGTTGGACAGCAATTACCTAAGGCCACCTGAAGATTGTAGATCTGTTGTTTAAGACTACAGATTTGAGTGTCAATCTTTTGGAAAGCCACGGTTGCTGTGTCATATGTTGCGATTAATGTACAAGATAAATTAGGTCCGCTGTATGTAACATTGTTAGTTGGTGTAAGGGGCGTACTACAAGGATCACATCCGCAGGTAACAACTGGAATCGTTGTACAGCATGGATTTTGTGGAAGGTATATCATTTTATATAAAGAGTTTAACTGTTAAGGAATATACATAATGTAGTAACATCCCAGACCAGGCTGGTAGTTAGCGTGGGCTAATCCGCCTCCTGTAGAACCAACACTCACTGCCACAGAAACTCCTGTAACTGCTGTGTTTGTGCTAGTGGACGAACTCTTTGTGCCATTCATATCCATAAGGTCACCATATACACCAGGTTCATTCTGGTCAGCTTGTCCATGGGCGTATGCAATTGTATGCAAGTGTCCAGGATCAGATACAGTGGCTGTAGCCAAGTGAGAGTGAGCAGGAATTTCTGTAGCTGAAAGAGTTACACTATTAGAACCAGCAGTTCCTAATAAGGCATAAGCAGGATTACCAGCTACACCAGGATCCACTGCAGGATTGAAAGCTCCTCCACCCATACCTGTTGTAGCACCAACTGGTACACGTCCTCTTTTATCAGGAGTGCCGTTGTTACCATTACACAGATAAATCTTTTCCCAATCAGTTCCAACTATACCAGCACCTGTACCATCAAACTTACCTGTCAATGTGCCATAGTATTCTACAACAGCATAAGGAACCATGCGGTTGTAATACTTACTGCTAGTTCCAACACTAGCTAAATATGCAGCAATTAGAGAGTTGAGGTCAGCAAGCTTAACGTAGTTTGTGTCTACATCAAGAGCAAGAGCATCAAGCTCCACTTCTAAGCCACAAAGCTTTGTAATAACAGCTTGCAGGATTGCATGTGTTCCAGAGGAACCAGTTACACCTGTAAGACATCCTACACTGTAAGATGCTTCTAAAGCAGCAAAATCATCCTCTAGAGCAGTAACGCGTGTGTCTAATTCACATACAGCTTGGATGATTGCACTAATTACGTTTGGAAGACTAAGGTCTTCACATGATACAAGATTCTTACTTACAATCTCGCAAATAATTTGAGGGTTGATGGGTAGGATTATTCCACTTCCATCAAGCGTAGATGTGAGAAATGTAATCAATGCTTGCTCAACATACGAAAGAGAGTCTCCTGTCTTGATTCCCAAAATAGGAACATCTACACCCGTATATCTTACACATTGATCAGATGTTGTTTCTACACAACCGTTATAGCAATTTGAACAAATGTTGGACATTTATTTATATTTTAAAAGTTTTACTCTACTCGCAATCATGTTCACCGTGAATGGAGCAGCATAATCGGGGTTACAATACTTATAAGCAAGTATTCTTCTGTAGTTTATAAGAGCCAGCATTGCCCCTCCAGGTACAGGCTGGTTCAACATAAATACAACATTGTTGTATAAGTTGTTTGCAAGAGAAGCTAGTTTACAATCTATATCAGCAATCAGTGCTGGAATACTAGCGCATTCTGGACAACTTGTAAGCCTGGGTGATAACATTTCCTATAAGTTTTCTTCCTTGTTTTATAGCACCATTACATGCTGCACAAAGACCGTTAATCAATTGACATCCACATCCAACTTTAGCTCCACAGTTTCTACACATAGCCATATTAGTAAAAGTTTATTACGTAGTTGGTTCCAGAGCAACCACAATTGTTTTTTATAAAGTTATTCAGCATCATATCTGCCTGATTATAAAGCTTTGTTGCTTCAAGATCAGCACAGTTGTTTGCAGCAGCAATGGCCCCCTGCATAAAGAAGTTGATAGAGTTGAGATCCACAAATGCTTGTGTTTTGATAGCTCTATCACATTCCATCATATCAAGCTTCATAAACGCTCCATCAAACTTCTCCTGTAATTGTTCTACACGCATGATGGACTTCTCTACGAAGTTTATGTATGCAGGAGCTACAGAATATTTTAAACGATAAACTCCATCAGGTAGAGGTTGATCTACACCTACGGGGCTTATTCCTAAGTTTGACGTGGTAAATATGTTGAAGTCGTTAACACTGAATGGTTTAAAGAACGTTCCAAATCCAGGAACCGTAATTTCAATTGTAGCACCAGAAACAACAGGTGGATTAGTTGGGTAAACGGAAGCATCAGCAACCCCAAGAGTTGTCACATTGTATGTTGGGATTACTAATATGTCTAGTTTTAAATCTGCCATGTTGCTTTAAATAAATAAGCCAGAGGATTGAGTAGTATCCTCTCACCTCTGGCTTAGGTTATATAATCTATGTTACTTGCCTACTATTACGGAATCAAGGTTGATGTTGTAGTAGTAGAAGGCCATACAGTGGTTGTTGTAGAAGTGGTCGTTACACACGCACC